AAAACTATTAGAAAGAAGGGGGAGCGCATCTTCTGTTAAATACGCCTGAATGGGAAATAATGTATTAGCCATGGTAAAAACCTCAGTAAATTAGTTAGTTTAAAAGAGGCAATAAATAGTTTTTATGAACTAAATCTCAAACTATTATTTCGGCGTAATGATTCTATACGCCGTTGCCTACTATCTTTGGTACCAGTAGCAGGAGTGACTTTTAATACATCAAGAGGCGGTGCAGGATTCTTTTTTACTTCATCTTCTGGCGGCTTCTTAAAAAAAGCAGATCCCCATTCAGACGGATTCATGTCTAAAAGATTTCCGCGCAAAGTAGCGTCAGATGAAATATTGTAAATTAGATCTTCATTACCTGTCTCTACAGCCTTTTTGACTAAAGCTCGTAATTGTGGATTATAAGTTAAGCGAGGAACAAGATTTTTCATCTTGTCTTCAAAATCAGAATATTTACTATTGCCTTTAGACGTAACTAAGTCAGCATCTTTTCTGTACTGCATACTTTCAAATTCAGCAGCAGTTAAAGGTTTATTAGGATCTATAAATGGCTGTTGTTCCACAGATTGCGAAAAATTAGAAGTTTCTGGCGTCATTGCGCTTTCAATCTTCTTTACAGCTTCATCATAGCCCTGTTTATAACCTTTTTCTCTTGCTTCTTTCTTAACACCAGCAAACGCTTTATCATAATCAACTGGCTTTTCAGCACTATTATCTGACTTATTAAGACTTAAAGTCTCTCGATCATTTTCCTCTTGAGCTTCCGGGGCTGTTTCTACAGCTTCAGTTGCACTTGGAGTCTCTTGATCAACAATATCTTGGTTTTGATCTTCACTCATTTTTTACCTGCTAAGTTTTTACCGTTACTAACGTACCTAAACAGATTATAGCTGTTTAGACCTACTGGCTTTTACCGTTGCCAACGTACCCGACTAAATCGGCATATATTTAGTATAATAATGTCTTTTCAGACATAAATCAAATTTTTACTATGAAATCTCATAAAGATTAATATCTAAACTAATAACATCGCCAATAGCCGCAACTGTAGCCGCGTAGGTTGTTGCTTGAACTAGCTTTGTAGCGCTTAAATCTAGATAAAAATTATCAATAACTGACTCGCCAGAACTATCTAAGCTTTGTTGAATTGGAAAATTCAAACCAGTTACAAGTGATTTGCTAGCTAAAAGCACAGATAAATCAATCAAAGTGTCGGTAGTAGCGTTTGCTATTCCTGCGGTGAACTCTAACTGACCGAATATCTTATAACTTCCGTTTAATTCCCGTCTAAGACTAATAAAAGACCCAGAAGGAACAGCCACTAGAGAATCATTGAGATAAGAAGTTAAATCAATCTGTGATTTAATAAAATATGTTTTTGCATCGCTATTCCATACTTGGAATGACCGTTGATCAACATTTGAATATGGTATATCTGCCATTATTTACGACCCTTTTTAGAAAATGATGCCATTTTTTTAGCACCGTATTTTTTACGACCGATAGAAGCAGCGATTGCTTGTGCGCTCTCTTTGCTTTTACCCTCTTTTTGTATTTGGCTAACTAACGCCCCAAATCTTTTACCGTCACCAGAGTTTGAATTAGCAACGACTTTTTTGTAAGCGTTATCAAAACTATGCTTTTTCATCCTACCCCCCCCGTTACCTTGTTAATTAAAAAGTGCTTATTTCGAGTGTTTAACTCTGCTACTTTAATTTGATTCTTTTCATGATCTCGCCTATTTTCAGAGACAGTGTTAAATAAATCAAGTTTTTTATCCTGTTTTCTGTTCGATTGGTCATAAATTAAGGACATTTCTTCTAAATTAGCCTGTTTTGCCCTAGTTTGTGCGTCCATCATTTTAGCATTTGCGGTGGTCGTCTTAGCTTGCATATCAACCTCCATAGATTGTTGGGCGGCTTGTGCCTGTGGATTCTGTGCTTGCTGTTGTGATTGCTGTTTCATTTCCTGGCTAAACTCTTCCCACAATTTTAAGATTTGATCTTTATTATTCAAGTCTTGGTTCTCTAGCAAATATTCGATAGTTTGAGGTGAATTGATAAACTGCGCGAAAGTAGGTGATACTTGCGCCATACTCATCATACGCTCGATAGTTGCCTCTTGTTGTAGTTTATGGCTAACACCGCGCTTAATATCTACGTTATATCTACTAGGCTCAAAAATATAATCAAAACTAACCTTTTCAGGGTTATCAGATTTCTCATTTAATAAGATTTCCTCTTTTTCATAAATGTTAACCATAGCACCCAAAACAGTTGTTGCGACTTGAGACACGGCAAGATATAAGTTTTGCATCAATACCTCGTTCGATGCACTCATAAACTGAGCAAGATTATATAATGCTTTTCCGCTCATGTTTGTTTCGTCAGTGCTTGGGAACTGCATCCCGAATATGTTATTTAATGATTGATCTATTTCCCCGGCAGCTTCTAGCAATTGCTGTGGTAACGGCAAAGGCGGCACATCTTGGACAGGTGGAAGGGCTTGAAAATCACCACCTATCTCAGTAAAAGCTTTATATACTTGAATATTTCCCTTTCCTGGATTCCTAGCCGCTTCTATCAATTGATCTGTTATAGCTTCCTCAGCAACTCTAATAGTTCCTTTGTTGTTCTCCAGAGCATGATTAACATAATAATTTAAAAGAAAGGTTTTAGTTCTAACAGCATCAAAACCGTGTTTAGCGTAAGGTATTAACTTTTTAACTCCATCTTTCACATAACCTTCAGCTTCCGCCATAACAAACGGAAAGCTAGTAAAATTTGTTTGCGCCGGATCTTTTAAGATTTCCTCGCCGCAAAACCTCACACGCCAGATTCTACAGTTTTCAACTTTTCGCTTATTAACAATGGTTTTCGAGCTTGATGGTTTGTCATAGCTAATAGAGCCATCTTTTAATTCATAGATATACTCGCTATCATAAACTTTGTAATAATAATCACATATATATATAACTTCTTCTGCAGTACGACCCTCGCCAGAAACAGCCCAAGAAAAACCAGTTTTCCCGCTATTATATTGCTTCTTCATTCGATCAAAATCTAAATCTGGAAATGTCCTGTTAAACTCAGACTTTTTCATGACTATTTTTTCAAGGACAAAGTCAGAGTCTTCCTTCGATGGTTTTTTAGAGCAAGGATCAAAAAAGACCAATGTAGGATCAGGATGTTTTTCTATAAAAATGGTTTGTTTAAAATCGTACTGATTGACATAATCACTCTTGATATAAAATATGCCTTTACCACCGACGCACGCATCTAGCGCAACACCATACTCAACATCATCATATTGACTACGATCAAGAATATGATCATATTTCTTGTTAAGAACATCAACAATTTGACCGTCAGTAAGCTGCGGGTTATCGTTCATTTGCTCTGGCGTATCAGTTGAAAATGATACAGATGCGCTGCTGTCTTTCACATTCCGCATATAGTGCAACACATATGTACGCAAAGAATTAAAACTTAACGTGTCTTTACCGTCTGCTGTCAATGTAGATTTATCTTCCTCAGTCAGACAGTTTTCAAAAGTATATTGCCAATAGTTTTTGAAATTCTTATTATTATTCTCTTCGGCCTGCATTGCTGATTCAGCATTCTTTCGGAATTGAATTATTTCCTCAAAAGACAGAGCTTCTTTGTGTGGGTTTTTTTGCATAATTAGTCAATATTTCCGGTGTTTTATGTCTATTCTGACCTATTTTCTGAATAAGTAAATAATACACTGCATCTAGCATGGGGTCAACTTGATCATCATGCACCCCGGACTTGTTTTTATTCTCTGGTGAAAATTGTGCGCATTCAGAAATAAAGTCAGTGTAATAATCAGCCTGTGGATTTACATAAACGTAACCACCTTTAACATATCCTTGAGCCTCGTAACCTCTTGAATACTTATCTTTAGATCTTGAAATAGCAAGAATGGGCACGGCAGTGCGCTTTCTAATTTCAGTAATCAAGCCAAAGCCCGAACTGGCTTTTTCAATCGAGACATAGTGTGGCTTGACTTCATATATTAATGATTCTAGCAGTTGAAGTTGCGCTCCAAAATCATACTTTCCCCTGATTTGCTTTTCTAAGTATATGCCATTCGATCTTGACCAAACTTGCATAACAGTATAATCGTTAGCCGTCTTTGTCTCTGAAGCAGTGTCAATAGTTATCATTCTTAAATCAGGCTCTCTAGGATTGATAGCAAAAAGTTTAAAGTCATCCGCTTTGAAAAGCTTACCAGCAGGACGAAATAGCCAGTTACCATCTAATAATTTTATCTTCTCATGCTCAGGCAATTGAGCCAGCATTGCATAATAATTCGGATTATTCTTGAGCAAGATAGGATTATCATTGATGTTAGCTGGAATGAATGTAAATGATAGGGGCTTAATATTCTTAAGATCTTTAGATGCTAGATCTCTATTTGCTGCTTTTTCAGAATCAAACCAATACATTTTGTCGGAATATCTGTAAAACCATCTAAGCTTCCCAGATCTATCGAGGATGGGATAACCCTTTTCATCAATCCACCACGATATAAGGCTAAACACCCAGTTGTTTTCTGGATTACAAGTGGCTCTTGCATAAGGCTTTATCTGACCAGAAACAGACCTTAGACGACCAATCAAATACCAGAATTGTAGTTCAGTGAAATGGGTTAGCTCATCAAAATACAAAACATCTAATTGCGCTCCCTGCCATGCGTACATGTCATTTTCATGTTGCAAGCCTGAAAACTTAATTCTCGATGACTTATTGAATGTCCATGACAATTCTTGATTATTTGGTCGCCCACCAGCGAAAGGATATATTTTTTTCGATTCATCCCAGATCGCACCAGGTTTCTTTAAATCCGTGGCTTCTCGTCTAAAAGCTGCCATATTGATATTTTTAAGTTTAGCGAGATGTCGAAGAGCATCCAAAAGAACACCATAGGTTTTCCCGCCCCCAGCAGCACCACCATAAATAACAATATCAGCCGGATTTGCTAGAAAATCTGATTGTTTACCCGCTTGCGCTCTTAAAATTGTCTGTTCGGACATTCTTCCTCATTATTATTGTCTATTTAGATCTATAGCTGAACCCATAAAGAAAAAACTATTTTAAGAACCGCCGTTCATTTTTTCTTTAAAAAAATCATAATTAGTCCATGCCTCTATAATAAATAGAGGGTTTTGACCTTCAATACATAAAGATTTATCACATTTTTGACACTTTAAAAAAGGGAGATTTTCTGAAACTTTAAATATAGGTAGCATTCCGCAACAGAGAATATTCTTTTCTTTCTCACTAAGCATATTAATTCCTCTTTACAATAAAAGAACAATTATGTTGTATATAATGTGTCGTGTCAATTAATCTTTGAGTTTATTTAAACGGCTATTATCTGGAACATCAATCAAAGTATCAAAGGACAAGTTGCCCTCTAATTTTAATTCAGGGTGTGCTTGTCGTATTAAAGCGGCTAAACGTTCAGCAACCAACAGATCAAGCGATTTATCCATAACAGCGTCAGCCAAGACTTTAATCTTATCCTGTGGCAATTCTGCCTTGTCTAGCGCTTCCCTAGTTTCATTCGACAGGTTAACAGGCACATGATCATCCCTGAACTTGCCATAGGTGCCAGGGTTTGTTTTAGACAGCAACCATTGTAATGGTTTAGGATCTGGACGTTTTTCGTTGTTTGCCATCTCAACAATACGCATAGTTAGATTGCTTTCTGATCTAGCCCTAGCCTCATAATATTTCGCGCGTCGATCATCATCATTATGTAATAATTTGTCTAAGCAAAAACGACTCATTCCTATGAGGTTTAAACTGGTTTGAACTGGAATATGCAATTTAATCTTTTCTAATAATTTATCAAACTTTTCATAAGTTTGCGTGTTTGGATTGTAGTTTGGATCTTTTTTATAATAGCCCACGTGTACACCTACCTAATTGTTTTTAACAGAAGGAAACTATTATCCCAAACTTCCCCTTTTAAATCAATGATTGATTTAACATTAGAAAACAATTGATATTTATTAAATAAACCTCTTGACACGACAATAATATATGATATTCTATAATTATATTAATTTATCTGTGAGGATTTAAAAATGAACACAAAACAACACCAAACATTTACAAGTACGCAACTGGTAGACTTAAATGAATTTCTTGATATTTATATATACTATATAGGGAAATATGATAACAATTCATCTTTAAACGGCATCAATATACATTCATTTTTTAAGGAGCAACGCAATTTAATAAATGAAGAGATGAAAAAAGAAGAGATTGAAAAAGACTTTTTTAAAAAAATAGTTAACATCTGTAAAAATAAACTGGGTGAGGTTGTTAATAATGAAACCTAATTTTACCACTGAAATTGAATCACAAAAAACAGCATGTTATTTTGAAGGAGCAGAGGACGCACTAAGTTTATTACTCGCCCAGGATGAAATAACATATAGATCTTATCGTAAAATCTTAGAAACGCTAGGGCTATCTGATTCTTCCCAAGAAAAACAAGCAGCAGGAGAAGCAGCAGCAGATGCAGCAGCAAAAGCAGCTTTCGATAGCATATTTGGCGATATTAAATCTCAATTAAATGGTTTAACTTTACTTAAAGGCTATAAATGAAACTGAACGAATTAACAAAGGCTTTAACCTGCGTTGATAGTTATGATTTAACTAGGTGCCCTAAATGCGCTGAAAAAGTTTGTTTTTTTATAGAAAATGATGATTTCTATCATAATGATTTTTCTATGTTTGGATGTGAATCATGTATAGATATTAATATTTTACATGGCACCTCAACATTAATAGAAGTTATTGAAGATTGGTTTAACTTAGTTAACAAATTCAATTCAGAAAAGGAGATTGTATGATAATTGAGCGCGGTTATTATTATTTAAAAATAGTAAATATTTTAGTGTGGAACATTAAAAATATAAAAGAGTATTCATACCGAAAGGATCATTTAAACAATTTTTATTTATTATTGAATGATGATATAGAGATAAAAATTGAATCAAAATATTTACAAAATCTAATTAAAGAAAGAATGTCTGTAGGAGGAAACACAATAAATGTTAAATTAAATAATTATGATATTTTTAACGCTATTGTAAATACACTGCATTATTTAGACATAAATAATAACAACCCCCCTTTTCATAAAAGGGCTAATATACTAGATCATTTATCAATATGAAATATTGTATAGAGTGTAAAAAGCACAATAAATTCATTTTACCGATGATTCCTTTATGTCCAAATTGCTCTGGAGATTATCAATATGTAAAAGGAATAGAATTTAGAGGTTTTAGATTTCATTTAGGTATAAAAAGATCAAACGATTATTATACCCCTATTATTATCAAAAATTTCAGCATTAATGGAATAATACAATTCCCTCAGAATTTATACGAGTCAATGTATTATTCAAAATCTTCTAAATATGCTACATTCTTGGGATGTAGATTAATATCCAGCCTTATCAAAAATATTGAAGATCTTGAAATAAAGATTCAAAACCAATTTCTAGGAATATCATAAACCTTTGATATTTGGTCAATTTCTTTAGATTGAATCTTTCTCATATTAGCTTCTAATAGACCCAATTCCGAATGATCCATTTTCAGATTAAAAGCAGCTTCTCTTAGCGTCCATCCTTTGAGATCTCTAGCTGTTTTAAGTCTTAGTGATTGTAGTTTCATTTAACTCCTTAAAATAACATACCTTTCCCGCGCTAATGTTTATAACAATTTTGTTGTTGCGCCCGTGCTTTCTAGTTCACCTGTATGTTCATTAATCATGTAACATGAAAGTCCAAGCTCTAAATCTAATGACATTCTATAATTCCATACTTCTATAATTTTATTTAATGGGATGCCCAAATCTTCCTGAACAAACCCACTGCAATCTGATTTCATTGCATTAGAGAAGTTTTTCATTAAACAAACGGCCCTATCACATTTAAAACATTTTAAGATGAGAGCATCTCGTTCATATGTTAAATATGGTAATTGTTCACAACATTCCGATATTTCTTTTATTGATTTTGATTTCATCATTACTCCTTAATATTTCTATAATTCAATTTTTTCCATTCCACTCTTCAACTGCCCCAGAAATATCAGTAATCCGATATCCCATGTCACTAACAAAATTAGACGGATGTCTTTTGCAAAAAATTGAAAGCCTTTCCTCCTCTAACCCCATCGTATTATATTCAATAATAACCGCAGGTTTTAAACTAAAGCTAGGTTTATCGATATGCTTTTCACGACATATTTTACATGTATTTAATTTATAATCTAGAACAATCATTTTAATTTCTCCTAATTTTCTTTCTTAATAGACTCATCCCACATTTTCTTTGATTCATCCTTGTTGAGATTTATTTGATTTCTTACGTTCCATTCTTTAACGCCCCATTCTAAAGTTTGTTCCCCGACTTGAAACCCCATTTCACTAATATAATTATAAGGGTGCCTTTTACAGAAAATAGCTATTGTTTCCTCTTCTTGCCCTCTCATATTATATTCCATAGTTACCGCAGGTTTTAAACTGAAATAAGGCTTATCTTTATATCGTTCTCTGCAAAAACGACATGTTTCTAATTTATATTCTATATTAATCATTTTGATTTCTCCTCATTTTATTTCTTTTATTGATTTCACATTAATCTTTAATATTTCTATAATCAGTTTCTTTCCAAACCAATTCATCGCAAAGCCGACAATAGTATTTAATCTCTTTATAATAGAAAGTATCTTTCCACCACAAAAATCGTTTAGTCTCAAACCTCAGATTAATTTTTGTATAAACATCAATTTCTGTTTTAGGGTTAAGTTTACATCCGCATGTCGCATTCATTTTCCCATCTCCTTTGTAAATATCGCATATTATAAGTAATCATTTCTCCGTCTTTTCTAGGTTCAAAATCTTTAGGGTATTTGTATCCGTCTAAATAATGAAATTGATTTAGATTATCAATAATATTCATAGTTTTTCTACACTCAGGGCATATAAGAAAAATAGATATTCCGATATCATCTTTTTTATCTAAGACATATCCTATCTTTAGTTCAACTTCGCCGCAGCAGCTAAAGGTTTTAGGTATCATCGTATAGCTTGATCCTAAATTTAAGACTCCCTCAACTTCATCACTCATTTCATCACCTCTTTAAGTTTATTTAAAAAACCATCCTCAAATACTATTTTACACGCGAGTTTATGCGCTTGCGCTTTGTTCAGTTTAATACCGATTCTTTTATTGTTAATTGTTAGCAGTAAGGTTGTCATCATAATCCTTGAGCAAAGCTGATACTCTATCCATCAGTTTGCCTTTATCAAATATTTCGGCCCCTGAATCTAATATTTTTATAACCTCTAATATCGCAGTATTAAACCCCGCATTTCTTGCGCTTTTTATCATACTATCGATCTGGTTGTTAAAGTCATTGTTCATGATTTATTTTCCTCACTTCGTTTAGCTAATACTTTTTTATTCCAAAGGGCTGACAGCTTATGTAATTCAACCTCAGGCCAAGTTTCTAGAAATGTCCCACATTGCTTGCATTCCAGGCCGATTGTATCGTTATCATTCGCCACATCTGAAATATCCTTTTCAAAAGTGCATATAATAATTTTAGGGATATCACAACATTCTAAAAATTCAATCTTCATCTTTATTCCTTCCCCCTTCATTTAAAGTAAGTCATAATTTGTTGTATAAAAAATAAGATCATCAGCATATTAAAAATAACCCAAAAAGCAAATAAAAATATTTTAAAAATAAACCCATCCCCAATCATATAAAAGACCTTTAAAGCCTCAAAAAAAATATAATTTGCTGAAAAAAATAAAATAACAATAATCAAATAGATTAAAATACCCACAATATTATGTATAACTATCATCACTCACCCACAATACTATTTCTAAATTGTCTTTCTATAGCGTTAATTAGATCTGTTCTTAAATCAGGGCTAATATATATAATAGCTTGATCTTCTAGTTCCTTAGCCAATGCTTTTGCCCCCTGCTTTATCCCTTCGTTATAACTTGAAACTCTAGTTATCATAATCTTCTGGAAACACAATGTCCTGCCTTCTTGTAAACCTTTCTGCCGACCGTTTTCATATATCAAGGCACGTTCTGATTCGTTCCAAATAGGATCATGATTATCAAATTCTAATAGGTTCATAACTGTTTCTCCACCTTTTCAAAAAAGCCTTTATTTTTGCTTTTTTTAACTAGATTTTTCTTTTTCAATCTATTTATTGTTTCAATAAACCACTTTCTATCCTTTTTAAGGTTAAATTTTCTGAATAATCCAACCATCATTTCATCTGTATTAATGGATTTTTTAAGATCAAAAAGAGAAAGTAAGTTTAAAACTTCCTTACTTGCGCGAATATGACCACTCTTAATATCTCCCCACATATCTTGTGGCAAATCCTCTAAAGAAGACAAGGAAAAAATATCCTCAACTTTTGGTTTTATGTCAGTTTTCATCACTCACCCCCGCTCAACAAGTCAGCCACATAACGCAAAAGCATGGGAAGGACACACGAGGGTTAATTTTCTCGTTATCAATTATCATTTTCATCTCCCCCTAAAAATTTAATTTCAGAACCACTTATCTGATAATATCCTATTTTTTCTATATGAAGTGTCCCGTTTTTATCAAAATGGTGTGTTCTGTTCCGGCTATTCCATTCATTTACAGTTAAAGAGTATTCTCCACCCCTCGAGATTGGAAGGCAGTCACACCAGATTATAAGACCACGATTGGTATATATAGCATATCTACCATAATCATAATCAAACTTTAAATTGTCTCTATTATTACAATTAGAACAAGTTGATATCTTATCTGTATCAATTATCATTTTTTTACCTCACAAATTTAACATACCCCAATCATACCGCTATATATTGTCGTGTCAAGTATTATATTAATATTTATGAGAATTAGATAAGGAGTTGCCTAATATCCATCAAGGAACAATAGATATCAGGGCTTAAAACACTAACGCGGAACGATAGGTCATCTTTTTCTGTCGTGGATAGATAAGATATTACGACCCCGCTGTTTCAGCAGTGGGGTTGTCTTTGCCATTAAACAACTTGCTTGGCAAGAATTAAATGGGCTGTGACAAAACAAAGTCCGTCACATCTTATTATAGATTCACCTTATTTAGCAAGTTTTTTAAAACCTTTTTTATCTAAAAAAAACAAATGAAACTTAAACCCACTGAAATTTGTCTTACAAAGACATTATCTTTCGTAGATAATTCTATATAAGTAGATATATAAAAAGATTAGAGTAGTATGGACACTTAACTACTTGTGGATAAGACACATAACTATTTAGCTCCATTAATACTAAGATTATATAAGATTTAATATTGATTATTTCTTTGATTTAAGGGGTGTTTAATGGTGTTTTAAGAGAGTTTTAAGTCGTTAGACGCACTAACCCCTTGTTATGGTATTTAAAGTGGCTTTACGGGCTTAATTTCTTAATGGCTTCTTCTTCTGTGAAGCCTTTTTCTATTAAATCTAGCATATTACCTGCAAACTGCCTTTTCTGTTCTTGGCTCATATTTGCTAATGGGGATGGTTTGGAAAGGTTTGGCTTGTTAACAGGCTCTGGACGCTCTAAGTGGATTGAGGATTGCGCGCTTGAGTGTTGCTGTGAGGTAACACGCGCGAGAGACGAACGACCAGAACCATTCTTTTTTATTGCACCGTTTAAAATATGTCTTAATCCTCTGACATTATCAGATGCAATTAATTCTTCTTTCTGTGTGAAATGGCCAGGTTTATCCCATTCATTTCTTGCCGTTTCCGACTGCTTATTAAATTCTTGTCTTTTCTTTCTGGCTTCTTTTTCCTTCTTTCTCAGAGAGTTTATCTTAAAATAATGCGCTGTTTTCATCATTTTTGCTGAAATACCCAATGAATATAGAGTGTGATATTTCATCATTATTTGTCTAATGCCGAATATTCCTTTCTCTTTAACGCCGACATATTTAGTTTTAGTTGAAATATAACCAGCGTCGACTAGATCTTTTAACGCTCTATTTACTCTTTTTATTCCAATATCCAACTTACTAGCGATAAATTCAGATCGTAAAGAATAAAACCCCCCCATTTTTGTTGGGGTTCCAACCATAAAACTACATAGATCTGTGTATGAAATAAGAACTTGCATTACAGCGCTGATAGCTTCTCGTCGTTCAGACTTCTTTTGTCTGCCAGATGGATTTAGAGTATTTAAGTCTGTTAAGTAGGTTTTATGTTTGAAGTAAAATTGACGACATTTATCTACAGCAATCTTTAGAACATCCGGACGATTATCCATCATTTCTGTATATAAGATAGGGCTATCTATTAGATGTCCGCAATTATTCATAAAATTAAATCCTTAAAATCCGATTCTACATATAGAGTAAACCATTATTTTAATCTTGTCAAATTATTAATAATAAAAATATATTGACATGTCAAAATATATCCATAATACTATATAGTATATTACTATATTTAGAGGATAAAATGAACCAAACAGAAATAAAAATGAAAAGCTTAGCTAAGTCTATAATGACAGAAGATGAAATTATAAAATATAATTATGAGCAAAAACAAGAGAGAGAGGCAAATAAAGAGTTAAAAAAAGAGCAAAAAGAGAAAGAATATAAAAAAATCAAAGAGGATAAATATCGGTGCAAGGAAATGAAGTCAAGAAAAGACATACATTCCAGAATTATTGTTAAAAAATTAATGTCTGAATATGAGCTAACAAGCCATCATATATCAAATATAGTTGGAGTTTCGTCCAGTCGAGTACGTCATTATTTAGAAGATCCTAAAATACCAAAGGATCACCTAGCATTATTGAAAGAAAAATTTCCAAAGTTTTTTAGTCAGCAAACAATCATAGAAGAGGAATAACACATGACAGTAAACAAAGTAATATTAGTAGGGAATCTAGGAAAAGACCCGGAAACAAAGCATTTGCCCAATGGTGATGCAATTGTTAACTTCAGCATTGCTACAACTGAAAGATGGAAAGATAAAAACACTGGAGAGCGTCAATCGAAATCCGAATGGCATAAAATAGTTGCATTCAGGAAAATAGCCGATATATGCGCTAATTATTTAAAGAAGGGATCTAAAATATATCTCGAAGGTAAATTGCAAACACGTGATTGGGAGGATAAAGACGGAAAAAAGTGTTATATGACTGAAATCATAGCCAATGAGGTTAAAATGCTTGATTCTAAAAAAGATGAAGTTAAATCTTATACACCACCACCAATAAAACAGACTCAAAAGCAAGCATCACAAGATTTTCAAGCAAACACAGATGATGTTCCTTTCGATGATGATATACCTTTTTAAAAAATAATTAACATTTCTTTTAAAAAACGCTTGACACGACACAATAATAAAGTATACTAGAATCATAAAGGAACAATAGATCATAAAAACTATGATTTTTATTAAAATAACAGATAGTTATTTTCAATTTAATTAATTATATGAGGTGTGTTATGAGTGAATTTGAAGAAATGTGTTTTCATGCTTTTCGTAAAGAGGGAATATGTGGAACAGATGTAGCCGCAATACTCGGGAAAAGCAATTATAAAACAAAGGTCGATGTTTATAATAGATTAGTATATGGGTATGAAAAAGAAGATAATTTTCCGTCTAAATATAAAGACGCTGGAAATAGATTAGAAGAAACGATATTAGATGATTGTGTTAGGGAATGTTTACCACCTGAAGACTGTGATTATAGAATAGAAAAAAAATTACAGATTAAACATCCGGAATTAAATTGGTTGCGTGGGAATCTGGATCGGACGGCATTCCACGAAAATGAAAACAATGATCTTAAACTCATAACAAATATAGACGCTAAAACAACATCAATAAAACAACAGGGGAAATGGGGTTCTGACATTTATGCGTTCAACGTTCCTGACGACATAAAATATCAGCAAATACATTATATGTATGTTTTATATAAAAAATATAATGTTCCTGTTTCTCTACTTTTGCCAGTTAGATTTTTAGAGTGGGATGGTTTGGACTATGAAATAGTTGATTCCCGTACTTATGTTATCAGCCAGTTTGCATTTTTAAATAAATATTTACCATGGTATGAAAAGGAAGTTTTGCCGAAGCTTTTAAGCTTTTGGAATGATGATGTTGTGAAAAAAAACATGCCTCCAGAATTTGAAAGCGTACAAGATTTTGATGAATCAGATCAATGTTTGCTAGATAAATTGAAAGAGTTGGACTTGCAGATTAAGCAAGTAAACGCTGATAAAGAAGACTTAAAAAATCAATTGAAATTAAAATATACAGCAGAAAACGTTGTTAGTCCTGAAGGGCATGATCTATTATTTTCAAACAGAATGTATTCTCGAGAAAACTTTGATTCAAAAAAACTTAGGGATGAAAATCCAGAAATATATAGTAAATATGTTAGCTCATCATCCTATCAACGTTTTGTTATTGCTAAGGGGATTTAATTATGAATATATCAAAAGCAGAAAATTTGTTGAGAAATTCAGGTCAAGTAGAAAATATGATGGGTAATTATGTTACGCCTATAGTAAACTCATCTGTCGATGAATACATACCTTTAAATTCAACCTTAAAAATATCAAATAAAATTCTTGATATTATTTCAGAAGTTGGATATGTAGCAAAGAATGGCAATAATTCTTTTCAGAAATATAAATATGCTACAGAGAGCGATATTGTATCAGCAATAAGAAAGGCTATGATACAACATAGGGTGCTTATTACACCGACAGTTCTTGAGAAAGAAAGCAAAACTTATACAACAAGAGGAGGTAAACAAGCTTTTTTAGTGTCCGTTAAAGTTTTAATGACCTTCACAGATGTTGAAAGCGGCGAACATTTTTCAACCATAGGATATGGCGAAGGATCTGATTCGGATGATAAAGGAGTATATAAAGCGATAACAGGCGCACAGAAATATATTTTATTGAAAACTTTTATGATTGAAACGGGAGATGATCCTGAAAAAGATGTTTATAAGCCAATACCGTCACAAAAATTTAATCATCTTTTATATTTTTTATCAAATAGTCAACTTGACAAGTATTATAATGCGATGGAAATAACAGAAGGAAAATATTTTCTCAGCGAAGCGCAACAAAAAACTATAGATAAATCATATAAGGAAGCCGTAAAAAGAATTGAATTAGAAAAAAATAAAGAGATAACAAAAACTATACCATTAGAAGAAACAACACAAAACAATAATAATGTTACAGAATTATAACAATAATAATAACTCTGAATGACGGCGTAACAGAGGAGGGTTAGTTATGACAAGAACAGTCAGAACTACTCGAAAAGAAGGGGAAACAATAATAATAAAGTCAAAGGATGACGAAATAATAATAAAAGTGGGCAAAATAAGATATACAGAAGCCCAAAACAGGAAAGTAGACCTTGCCATAGAAATAGGGCCAACTTTCCAGATAGAAATAATAAAGGAGGGTAAAAAAATAAAAAGTTTTTAATAAAGCTATATAATAATAGCAGTATATAACTAGAAAGGGGGATAGTCAATAGAAGTGGCTAGACCCCCTCTTTTTAATTAATTTATGAAAGAGGTTGCAATGACAGAAGCTCAAAAAATATTTAATTTAATTATTGAAGCTTATTTTGAAGGAGAATCAGTCGGAACATCTTGTGGCAATCAAACCAATAAAGAAGTCCAAAGAAGATTGGAGAAGTATGAAATGAAACTAAATAAAATTTTGGGATTTTGAATTTATTATAGGAGGTGCTTAAATGTTAAAACACATAACAAATCTATTCCATTTTAATAAGGATGGCAAAAGAATAGATGGGAAAAACCCTTTAATGAGGGGTGATTGTTCAGAGCTGAGTGGTGATTGTTCAGAGCTGACGGGTATTTGTTCAGAGCTGAGTGGTAATTGTTCATAGCTGACGGGTAATTGTTCAGGGCTGAGGGGTGATTGTTCAGAGCTGAGTGGTGATTGTTCAGGGCTGTGGGGTGATCTTGATTATTATGATTTTGATAGAACAATATTAACCCGTATTGAGACATTAGTAGGTTAAATTAGATTTATAACAGTTTTTTAGAGGATATAATTATGTTAAATACAAACGAATCACATAAAATCATGGTGTCAGAGTATCTTGATGCAGTAAGAAAAAATCAGGCTAAAAGCACATCATCTGACATCCAAGAAAGGATAAAGAAGTATGAAAAAGAAGTTATTAATAATATTTTTAAGTTTTAATAGATGAAAAAGCGCATAAACAGTAATAAAAAAGGGGGCAGAGGAGAGCGCATGTGGCGAGACGTTCTTATAAAACATGGCTATGATGATGCTTACAGAACATCTCAATTCTGTGGTAATAGCCCAAAGGGAACCCCAGATGTGGCATGCGAATCGTTAGAATCTATTCATTTTGAAGTTAAGTTCGTTGAAAAATTAAATCTAGAACTTGCTTTTTCTCAAGCAAAAAAAGATGCAAAAGGGAAAATGCCATTAGTTGCTCATAAGAGATCACATCAACCTTGGAGAGTTACCATGTCATCAGATGATTTTTTTAAGATATTAAAAGCAGGCGATTTGAATGATAAAGTTAAAAACTAATTGCTCATACATTCATAGTTCAGAAGCATATGAGATGCTAGTTGAATTATTTCTAGCTACAAATCCTTATGAAAGAGACATTAAGAATTTAGCGGATAAATCATACGGGAATGACAAGATATTTTTTAAATATCTATATGATACTTTTAAAAGTGAAGGATTTTGGGAGGATGAAAATGACAGTTGAAAATATTAAGATAACCAAAGAAGAGCTTGATGAAATATGTGAATATATTTCATTTATTCTTAGACAACTACATGATAAATATGATGAAAATTTAGATTTTGGACTTAAGAAATCAAAAAAAGGTGATTTTTTACATAGAATACTTGAATCAGAAAGCGAATGCAGATTACAAGCTAAAACTGAACCAGTGGCTAGAGAGATGGCAATGAAGATTTCTCTAGATACCGCTATCAAACAAGGCAAGTTTTTCATTAATAACTGGAATATGCACTAATTATAAAAACCTAAGAAATACAAGCAAATTTGATAAAACAATCAATGGATGATAAAATTCTATTTTTACTAGATAGGTGCCGCCAGGCATATGTTTGTATACGTTTTAAAATTTCTAAAAACTTTTACCGCTTCCCATAAAAAAGAAGGGCTTTTCGGATTTATAGGGTTTGCTTTTATTATTGTGTCCGGATGGGGGATAGATTTTTTCGCCAAAATGGATGAGTTAAGCAATTCTAATCTGTCCAAAATCAATGAAATAACCCCTATTGTTATGAGGAACGAGATCAAGTCTGACAATTTACAAGTTCAGATGAGATCGACGGTTAAGCGTGAAGATTGGGTTGCATACATTCAGAGAAAAGACGACGAATATCATATTCAGCAGCAATATAATACTAAAGACGAGGGGCAAATCGGCGATATCTCTGGAAGGCTAAAGGATGTAGAGGAGTTGCTATATGAAGTAAACCAGCACGACTTAACAAACGAAGAAAATAAAACGCTCCTCCCTGAAAAAAAGGACAAATAAATGTTTAAATCCCTACTTATTAGCTCAACACTTTTGCTCACTCTTTCAGGTTGCAGCGCATTGCTAGGGATGTTACCACTTGGGAAAGGGGTTTCATTAGATGGTCAAATCGGCGATAAGGTAGCAACTACTACAGTGGGAAGTAATCAAAGCTCAGACGGCAACGAAGGGCGTATAAGCCGTGATTCTACGGAAATCAACCAGCCTGAGTCAGTTAGCATACATAACACTGTAGATGACGTATCATGGATAGAACGTGCTTTCTGGATGGCCTTCGTTATGCTCCTAGCTTTTCGCCCGTTTAAGAATATGTTTAATCGTTTTAGGGCTTACCGAAAAAGCAAAAGAACCATTACTAAAGTTCGACAACTTTAATTTATCCCCTAACAGCGATATCGTCAGCTTTAATCATTACTTGTGTTTTGTTTTTAGGCAATCTAAAGCATATTGAATCTAATGTTATTCCTTTTGTATCAGAATACCAAAATGTTGCATTTTTCAAAGAGTCATAATCTTTAGTATTCAAAAAAGGCATATTCCCATTCAAGCCAAGTACTTCACCGGATGAAACATTTCTATCGCCATCATAATATGTTACCGAGTTATTAACAACAACCTCTCCAGCGAAAGTTACTACGCATGGCATGATACATTTAAAAGATATTGTTCGTTGTGTGTTATCCCAGATAATATCGCCGATATGAATATCGCCATCTTTTAGTTGGCACAGTGTAGTATTTTTATAGCATACACTTTCTAGTATTTCTGCAAATTCATTGATTGGTATTGTCATAATTTTATCTCTTTATTTTATTGAAGTTGAAGTTTTTCTATTCTGCAATAAGCAGAAGGTATTGTTCCGGCACCAGTAATTGCCGGGTCTACTTGGTATAATCCGATATCCGCATCCCCTGTGACATTATCTATTAAATATTGAAATTCGAGAGTATCATTTATAGAAAAATATTTTGTTATCGTGAATGTATACATTTCACGATCAGTATTGTTTTCTAGTGTAGAAATAAAAGGCGTTGTTAAGTTTGTAAAAATAACCCCGTCACTGGTTACAGGTTTCAATATTAAGTTCTCTGTTCCCGTTGATTGATCGCGAGCAATAACCCCTTGCACTCTAACGTTATATATGCCAGATTGATGAAAAGTCCATCTATTGGAGGTTAATGAAACCGCATCACTAGATGTTCCCTTATCCGCCCCAAAATTAACTTGTTGATAAGTATTATCTATACTAGGAACTTGCACAAGAGTTGTAGAAGTATAATCTTGTACAAATTCTGGCGGCAAAGCATTTACAGGAGATTGTTTCCAGACTCTTATAGATGCTGAGGGAGATGCTGTTACTGTCGGAGTGTCATCTTGAGGACGTAAGATAATGGGGATGGTAGTTGGATCACCTGTTGTTTGAACTAAAGTAAATGTAACTATATCTGAATTTTGTAATACTATTTTAAATGGTGCAATATGTGGAAAAGCTTCAGATGAATCAATTTGTTGAGCAAGTTCATATCTCCATATATTTTCGGTTGTACCGTTAATTTTTAATTCGATATAATATCTTAATGCTGTTGTACCGTTGATTTTTTTACTCGTTGCAAGAAAAGGAAAAAATTCATAAAGACCGCCGTTTGTAATAGTAAAATTACCTGATGAATCTAAGGTTAAATCTGATTCCGTAACTAAAGAAGTTGAGAAACTAATTGTTATAGGCGTATCGATAACGCTTACTTCTTGCTGTGTTTGCGTAGATGCAGTTAAAACTTCATCCCACCCCGCTTGAGTGTTTAATGATACCCCACCGCTTTCTAACAAATATAAATCACCTTCATAATTATATAATTCAACTGAGCCATTATTTTGGTCAATGACAATGCTAGATTGACCATTAATTGTCTGCGCTCCTTCTGTATTAACAGTAATATTATTTGTCGCGGCATTTCCGGATATATCACCGATGACAAACCGCCTTGATTTGTCTGCAATATCTTTTGAACTGAGCGTAACAGTTGTAACAATCGTGCTTGTATCAACCGCAATATAACTCTCGCCATCTGTTTGAAATGTTCCAGAAACAGCGCTTGGAACTGCTCCACTATAAGTTAAAATACTCATATTTAATAATCTCTAACTAATTCGTTTATAATCATAATAGACCTCTAAAACATCGCTTCCACCACTGATAGCAGAATTATTAGATCTAACTCCTCTCACATGAGAAATTTCTTTAAATGCACTTTCTGGATCAATTCCATTATCTGGCATCTTTGATATCACTTCAATTTTCCAATAATCACCATCTGCTAATATCTGAAAAAAAGAATTTAAAGGTGCTGTAGTATCGGCGCTATTAAAATATTGTTGATTACCATCTACTTTTTGAAAAGTAAATGAATCCTCAAAATCTCTAGCCCCCCCCGACGCCGTTCTAATTATTGTATTTACAGTGCAAAAGAACTCTGTGGCATTTGGGTTGGTTGAAAAATAAGATGACATGTTTAATCTAAACTGTTTGTTTCCACCTTCCCATTGTATATCACCTTCTGAGCCTGGAATTGTACCATATGTAGAATTATCATAATTATTAGTAGTATTATTTCTAGCTGTATAATAAGGGGTAGCAAAATTGTTTGCATTGTAACCAGAGTCTTTTATCCCGTGTTTTCCATCTATTGTAGTAAAATTGTTATCTGTAGGTGATGTAGAGGTGTTTCGTAGTTTAGTTTGTACAATCCAAGTCGATTTATCTGCTGAAACTTTTAACGTTAAACCATCCCAAGGGGCCTTTAATGTGATATCAGCGTTGACGCCTTCAATTGTATCAGTTCCGTTCGGGGATATAATAATAGATGCAGTTCCAGACAGAGACCCATCACCTTGTATTTCAAATTCGTCACCACCAATTAAGCCATCGCCACTTAATTGCGGTAAATTACAAGTTCTGTTGGCAGTTAAATTTACAAAAAATACGCCATAATCGCTATCTGTTACACTAGCTAATAAGGAGTAATTAGCATTAATGCTTATTACTCCTTTGTAAGCCAAGCCACCAGACATCTGAAATTCACCATTATATTGTATAAAATGTCTTTTTGTAGTTAAAGGGGTTGCGTCTACCCTAGTGTAAAAACCTATACCGCAGCATCCCAAACTAGTATATTCAAACCTAATTTCTGCTAAATCTGATCCGGTCATAAAATTACTATGGACAAGTATTCCAGTAAAATTAGAGTCTGATATAGATCCGTCAAAATTATATTCTAAGGCATAAACTTGAGATTCTGAATTATCACTAACGACGATAGATTTATTAGGGTTTGTTACAGAACCTTCTAAAGTTAGACCAGTATTACCAAAGATAGCCTCAGCATCATAACCAATTAATTTTCCAGAGGTATCAACTGCTTTTGCGACTGTATTAACAACAGATGTGCCAGTATTACTGCTAACATCGCCGCCACCTGCGACGGTTGTATAGCTCCCAGTTCCATTAAGAAAATCATTTGCAGTCAAGTCATCTCTTAAAGTTACACTATTAATATTTTGATTAGGAATGTTTTGACTATTCCCCTCTATTCCTGCAATCCCACCATTTGCAGTGGAATTTTGAATAAAAGTAATATCTTTCAAAAATCTAGTTGCCATTTTTTTACCTATACATTGTCAATTATCTGGACGCCATCGTTATCTAAAATAAAAGCGCCGTCATTATCTATAATTTCGACTACTCCCGTAATCGGGCCACTCCCACCACCTTGAGGATTAAAAGTAGCAACATTAAATAAATCAACATTAAATGAGAAATTATTAAACATAATTATTCCAAATAAAAGAAAACAGCAAAAATAATCGCCACATCAGATTTAAGGTATAAATTAGTATCAATTCCTGGCCTAATAACTCTAACCCCCGGGTTAGGCTCCGCATCTTGATTGACTGACGTCCCGCCAGCCGGAAAGGTAATCCCGGGGCTCGTGCCAACCCATACGGTCGAAGCGATTGGAATGGCAAAACGCACCTTTTTTGACCCCGCAGGAACAGCTAAAGTAAATTCCGTATTGGCTAATAAACTCACAGTAAAACTTTCAGTAGCATCATTAAATTCAATAGCATTGATTTGCCTATTATTTTTTGATACTAATACTTCTAATGGTTTCATTTTTAACCTCTAAATATACATATAATATGCTAATGTTGATGGCAAACCAGGCAAACCTGTTCCGCTTGAATCCACAAAGTCAGAAAGTGAAGGAATACCTTTTATGTCATCTTGAAAACTTGTTGAAATAGTCGTAGCCAAATCATCAGTTGTGGTTGATGATGTAAATTCTATAAAAATTGGGTGTAAACTTGGGAAAGGATTTGTTGGCTTTGCTTGTGCTGTATCATGAAAAACAAAAACAAAAGATGTATTAGTCGTCGATGCTTGAATGGTGTCTCCGTTTGAAGGCAAAGCATTTACTGTTATAGTATAATTCCCCACATTATTTATTGCTGTGTTAAGCTGAGAAGCAATATAAGTGGAATCTGATAGCTGGCTACTATCAAGATTTACTGTTAAAACAGGATTTGTAACTCCCTGTAAATCAACCCCATCACTATCCACATGGAATTGAATTGCAAAAGGCGGTGGATCTGTCATTAAAGACGGAGATTGACTTGCTGTAGCAAAATCCAGATAAGCAAAATAATTTATATAAGCAGTACCTCCAGACTCTAAATATCCAGCCGGTTGCACCGCAGTTTTAATAGTATTGGTGGTAAATCCCGCGCCAAAAAGTATGGTACATTCTCCTGGAGTTCCGGCAGATCCAGGCGCAACATTAGTAATAGTACAATTTGAATTTATATTGAAATCAGGTTCAACAATAGAAGGCCCTAGTGAATAGGTTCCTATCATATTATTAACAACTCTTGATTGGGCGTTATCAATATCATTCGGCGGTATCGGCCCACTAAATTGGAACATAAAAGATTCAATGTTAGCTAAATAATTTGCTGAAAATGTAATATCTACTTGGCTTGGATCTCCTCCATTTATAACCGATGTAAGCCCATGATCGGCAGTTCCACCATTATCAAATATAGTAATATTAGGAGTGCTTGAAATCCAAGGAGTATAGGATGCAACTTTATTTGTGGTTTCAACATCAAAAGCAGATGCCACAGGACTACTAATTATAAAAGTATCAGATGCAAATTGCGCTATACTTTTCGTTACAGCATCATCAATATATCGATCCATAAGAGTATCGCCAATTACTTGTCCGCGCAAAAAAGTTTCAGCACTAATAGGAACTGCACTCCTATTAATTAAATTTTGAGTTTTAGAAGTAGGAAAAATATGTCCAACCCGATCAAGATAATTTAATTTCCCTTTCTTGAAAGTTAAAGGTTGGGCACTTTCTAAATAATCTTGATCCGGGGTTACAATATTTCCATTGTTATTCGCAAAAAACTGCTGAGATTGTGTTAACCCCTTATTCCCTGGCAATCTAGCAATTGTTTCATCAGATCCTATATAACAATATTGACCTGTGAAATCTATAGAATAATCTTGATTTAATGGCAGATCTATACATAAATAAGCATATTGATTATCATCTGTAAAACTCGCAGAAATATCAGGCATTGTAAAAGTTAACGTTCTTAAACTAAGACTGTTATCTAGCGTGATAGATCCAACATTAATAAATGTACCTTCGTCAACTACAATTCCAACATTCAAAGAAGTAACAGGGATAGTGCTTGCGTCTTGAGCAAAAAACTGATAAGTAATTGTTTTCCCTATCAACTCTATACCTGTAGAGACTACAAAGCCAAAGTAATTATAGACCTGAGCCACACCACTATTAACGGCTTTAAAATTTAATTTATATAATGGGTTGCCATCTAAAGTTCCAAAAGGGATTTCAGTAAATTCATAATAAAACTCGGTAGCTGTAAAATCTGTAGCTTGCCATATCCATCCTGACGCGGGGATCACTCCATCTTGTGTATTCGTAGAAAAATCTGCCGCGGCTGGGACCGCCATTTCATTGTCTTCAGTATAAAAATTGAAGAAAACAGGAAGGTCAAAACCATAGGATGGGCATAAATTGGTAATATCTGTTTCTGTAGTTCCACCACCACTTTGATCAAAGTTCTGCGGAAAATCATCTAAGGCAAATACTAGACTGTCATCTGCTGTGCGCCTAACTTCAACATAATATAATTCTTCTATTGTGGCATCAGCTTCATCAAAAGGATAAAGATATAAAACGAAAGGAATTGCGCCAGCAGCATCAAGCACCACCGGATTTGCGGCAACCTCAAAAGTATTATCAATATCGCCAGTCTGTTGATATACATTCTTAGGTGTAATTTTATCTAACTGAAAAAAATTAACATAACCAACGACAGGAAGAAGAGTCAACGGATCAGTAAAATACTGTCGAATGACTGGTGAAATTATTAACTGTGTATCTACAATTGCCATAATTCCAGATTATATCACTATATGGTCATCATTCAATATATTTATTGTCTATTTAGACAGCTATTAAATTAATCGGAATTATTATGTTGACATGCCAACCTATGTAGCGTTAGATTATATTTTTTCTCCAAAAGAAAGGTTATATATGAAAAATTCCACAATTATTTATTTTGCGTCAATTCTGTTTATATTATTTTTATTTATACTATTAATATTCTCAACATATAAAATAAACACATACGTTGTTTCTTTTATTGTTGGTTTGGTTATTGGCGCATTAATACATAAGATAATGATTAATTTAAAAAAAACGAAAAAAGAGGTGATAAAATGAAGATTGTAGAGCCCGATTACAAAGAACCTAAAAAAGCAAAAAAAGGATTCAAATATTATAAAAAAACAATTTGGAATCAATTAAAAACATCAATACAGATATTTATAGGGTTTTCCATCTTTATTATTGCTAAAGAAAATATGACATCAATAACCATGTTTTTATCAAAAAACAAAATAGAAATAATAGTATGTATATTTGTTATTATTGTTGTTTTAATTTATTCATTTTTAAAAAGCAGGTGATTTAAATTTTTAATTGCTTTTAGTTCTTAATGTTGCATCATAAGCAGTTCCTAAAGCTGGATATTTCGCTACAGTTCCAGCTTTAGGAACATATCTAGCCTTGTTTCCAAGTCTTTTTTCTAAAAGATTGCGAGGATTTATATCGTCAAATAGAGAACCAATATTATGCAGATCTTTTATCCTTCCACTTTCAATAGCTTTATTTGCAATATTTTGAAATACTTTTGAAATATATTCAGGCGCAATTTTTCCCACGGCTAACCCAGCCAAAGCACCCATTTTTGGAGAGCCATATTTTTTACCCTCTTCATAACCTATTCCACTAGGAAGGCCATACCGCAATATAGCATCTGTAGCTAAATGACCAATTTTACCTTTTGACTTGTTTAATTGAGATGAGATGTTTTTTGCAAAATGGAGGTTTCCGATAGCTTCTTTTTCAGAATGAGGGAATAAAAGTTTCACAGAGTCAGAATTTTTAGATTGAGCCATATAATTTGCTAATTTATGCGGGTCAACTTGTAGATTTCCGTTGCTATCTTCTGATAACATACCTTTCAACGCTTGTTTATTAATCATTCCACCCGCTTTTTCATGATCTCCAACTAATCGACCTAGGGCTTGTACTTTTGCCATCCCTTCGCCTGACTTTGGAATAAAAGATGATGTATATTTATCAAAATCACCATTCTCTAAAGCTTTCTTAAGTGTTGGATCAAAATCCGCGCGTCCTGTAGCCGATCCAGGGGCTTGATAAAATTTCTGTAAATTCCCCCAATCTTTTCGCTTTTGTAACCAGTTTTTTACAAACGTCTGTGACTCATAAGTTGTGGCATTATTTTGGACCTGATTATCTAAAGCTTGTCCTAATCTTCCAGCATATTGACGGCGTAAAGCTGAATTAGAATTGCTAATAGGTTGCTCATAAGAATCAGGTAGATCATTAATGGCTTGCTTATGTTTGATGGCATTTTTGAAAGATTTGGGTGCACGATCAATTAATTCTTGTACTGAAGAACTTAAACCTTTCAATGCAGGGCGTTGTGATTCCTCGTTTTGAGCATCTTCTAGGACTTTGTTAGCCTCTGTTAAATATTCTGAATTATCAAATTTTTCTTCTGGAGCAGATTGCGCCATTCCCTTCCAATCACTAGCTTTCTTTTTGGCAGCCTCATAAGCATCTTTTAATGGTTTTGATGAGATTTTCGATAATCTTGCTCCAACTTGTTGTGATATCTTCTCTTGCATTGGGGTAACAACTTTTGAAATAATCTCGTCTGAAACTCTCTTCAAAGCAGCCTTGGGAATTTTCATAGCCGCCCCTAATGCTTTACCAGCACCACCAAAAGCAGCCCCTGTTAAAGCTCCCTCAACCGCAGATTTTCCAATATCGGATTGTGTTTGACCAGGCTTAGATGCAGTATCAGCAGCACTATAAAGAGATCCGCTTAACGCGCTTTGCGGTATCAATCCCCCTAAAACTTCTGGAGCAGCCGCACCCGCCGCACCCGCCATTGCAATTGTCGGTATAGCTTCGGAAATATCAGCTAACATAGGGTAAGGAGCTTTTGACGATTGATCAGTTTGTAAATCTGTAGGTAACTGTCCTTGTTGCCTTAAAGATGCCTCTTGAGGCAATAAAGACAATATGTTTCTATCAAATTCTGTTCCGCCAAGATTAAGCATTTTATTTAAACCAGCATGACTGCCAGCAAGAACTGATTGCCCTGTTTTCTCTAGGCCAGTTCCTAACTCGCTTAAAATTGAAGGATGAGCAGCATTCTGGTTTTTAGCCAAAGGCAAATTTGCCCAAGGTTTAGGAGAATTAGGCGCAAGCGGGAGATTATCCCAAGGATTAGCCATTTATCACTTTGCCCCACTGAGAATATTTTTGGACTTGATCCGATGGAACTTGCCTAACAGATCCATCTGGAAACTGCATAGAAACCATTTGATTGGTTTGTGGAGATTCGACTTGATTTAAAGCCCCATTAGATGATGGAGTTAAACCAATTTGTTGTGAAACCTGTGCAGTAGATGGAAATTTCATGTGCTGTTGCTCAGAAGGCAAAAGCCCCATAGTATGACGTTGATCTTCAACCATTTTATAAACATTCAAAAAAGAAGTTTTAAACTGCTCAGGACTTTTAGCAAGTTTAGGATTCATAACGATTTGTATTTCTTGTCTTGATTCTTGATCTGCTGGCAATCCTAACCCTTTTGCTAACTCATCTTTAACAATCGCGTAAGTCTGATTAAATTGCATTGCCTTTTGATAATTCGGATCATTTTGATTTAATCCTAAATTTGACAGTGACTTTTCAAAGCCTTGGGTTCCCAGTCCTTTAAGATCAACATACTGTGAGGCAGCATCTAAATTCGGAATAGCATCTTGCAACTGTGTCATCGTAGAAGTTAAACGGCCAAACATTTGGGCTTGCGATGCTGGAACAGATGATTTCCACATGGCAGATTCACTTTGCGAGGCTTGATGTTGCGCTATATCATGCAATCTATTAATATTATCTTGATTTGATGGCTGCGCCTGTTGTCCTGTCTGCGGTGGATTCTGTAACAAACTACTCAAAGTATTTTGATTCAACGATTGATCTTGAAATTGATTACCTTGTTGCGGTTGCGGTTGTGCAGCATTCGGATTTAAAATACTAGAAGAAACGGACGGGTCATAATTTTTTCCAGATTGCAACGCATGAACTTTTTCAGCATCATTCATACTTGCAATCATTGTTGTAGGATATCCTAGGGCGCCTAAAGCCGCGTCCTGTTGCGTTTTTTGCTTTGCCGTCATATACCTAGTGCCAACATAATTAGCCATAGCGTTCTTATATTTTGCCGTTGCGTCCAATGCCTTAGCTTGATTATCAATAGATTGCTGCATTGATAATCCAGCAGGACTGTCAGCCCCTACATGTTGTATAGCACCTTCTTGGCCAGCAACTCCAGGCATCCCCATTAAAGGATTTTGAGCCATAAGATCCGCTTTCTTTTGAGCATCCAACAGCATTTGGTGCTGTGCGTGGGCATTGACTAAATCACCACCCATTTGCTCCCCTGCCATCATCCCATCAATTAAAGGATTACCTGTAGCCATTATATTAACGCCGCCCCTATTTTAGCTGCACCGCCAATCCCAGCACCTAACAACCCCATTTCGCCAGCCGATTGTTTTTCTGCAAGCATAGCCTCTAAATCTTTCTGCGAACCCATAGCCATTCCTGACTTAGCACCTAAACCAGTTAAATATTGATCCCCTTGCAGCCCCCATTCATAAGGTTTCATTGCATTTTGGATGTATTGATTTTCATCTTTACTAACGATTCCTTGTTCTTGACTTGCCAAATCTGTTTGCTCATCTGGTGTTCCTAAATTCCCAGATAATGCAGCTTGGTTCCCCATCTGTTTACTGAGAGTATTTGTTTGATATTGAGCATATGGGCTCATATGATAACTCAACATGATTTTGTTTTCTAATCCTGCTGGATGTTTCATAAGTTTATTAACGGAATCATAATAATTCCCCATAGCATTAATGCCAGTATTATAAAACGGTTGCATATAACCAATAGCCGATTCATAATCACTTTGAGGATCGCTAGAAGGTTCTGCCATATATAAAGGATTTGTCATAATGTGCTCGCAATTGTTCGTATTGTTGATCCATCCAGACTAAATTGTAAACTATTATCGTCTGAATTGGAAAATAATCGCCCCAAATTCTCTGGCTTTATAGCTAAGTCTGCAATTTCAGCCGATGTATTAGTCGCCACAACTGCAATCGCAGAGTATTGTCCCACATTGTTTAATTCCATCCTACTATTATCACTATTATAGACTATTTGCTGTTTAGCCTGTGATGCGCGTGTTTGCGCGGTAGTTTCAGAAATTGCCGGATAAGTATAACCTAAATCGCTTAGATTCTGATTAAGTTGATTAGTCATAATAGAAAAGAAGTTTTGCCAGCTATTATGAAATTTCCCTTTAATATTGGTAATATTTTCAGCAAAAGGCGGTGTATTAAACTTCATTTCTGTATATACCCTGTAGAATTAAGAATAACAAAACGGTCGCTTGAAAAGAAATCATATTTAAAAGTCCACCAACGTGCAGCCCCTAACTTACGCCATCTTAATAATTCTTTTCTATGCCCAATGTTCCCAAGCTCAAAAACGCGTTGAATAGGAAAAGTCCTACCATTATCTTTACTGATTGATAAACATATTTTTGATGTTTCTTGATTCTCTCCCTGTTCAATCGCCAAATCAAGTTCTTGTATTATATAATTTCTTTCTTTTTGGTCAAAGTTTTGAGTAATAATAGTCCTAGGAACGATTTTACCATTGTTTGTGAAAAAATTAAGACCAAAATTAACAACACTTTCTCCGTATCTGGTTATTCCCAATAATTCGTTCTTGTCCTCATAATATGCAGTCTGTCTAATAGGGTGAACATTATTTATATTAAAATCTGTTAACCTTGTCCATTTTTTAGTTGTAAAATCGTATAATAATGAAAATTCATCTGTATAAAAATTAAGCTGATAAAATGTGTGTCCGTCTTCTTGATATATAAAGCCCTCGCAATCTCGAGGGGTAGATAAAGCATCAATAATAGAATCAATGCCAGGCGTACTAATAGCCTCTGGTTCGCCGCCTGTAGAGGCTAAAATCACAGGGTTAGCATATCGACTATTGCCAACCCATGCCATAACCCCTAACGAAGACGCTAACGATCCTTGAGATAGACAACCATATTCCCACGATCTGCTTGTGTCTTGAGAATATGGAAAAAACTCATTTTGAGCATTACCATAAAATAAAAATGTTTTATCTTTTCCAAAAACATACAAAAGGCTTTTGAAAGCAGCACAAGTTACGGTATTCTCTGAAATAGTAGATATGCCATCGGCATCCCAGGTTCGAGCGTTATTTATTTCGCTAATATGAATGTCTTTACTATTTAAATCATTAGCAAAAAAGAAATCACTTTGAAATGCTAAAGTTCCTGGCGTCCACTCAAGGGCATTCCCTTGGTCATCAATAGCTTTGATGAAACTATTATCAAGCCCCCATATATAGATATTTTGACCGTCAGATACCGCAATTTGACCCCCAGGATCACCAGTAGTTGAATTGGGAAGTGTAGTCACTCCATTTTCAGCAAAATAAACTTTACCTTGAATGCTATCTAATTGTCCTAAAACTTTATGAGTGGTATTAGTTATCGAATATAATACAGACCCTAAAACAACTACACATTCTTTTAAAATATCACTGTAAAATATTCCCCTAGACTCACCGCCCTTGGACGCCAGAGACGATAAAATCTGAGTGTATCCCGCCGTCGGAAGCATAACGCCTCCAAAATCAAATAGATTAAAGCAAGTTTGATTATTGATAGATGGAAAACGAACAGGATTATAACCAGCCGTTAAATCTATCTCGAATGGTTGGCCTCCGAAAGCAGTCATACTCTCCAGCCACGCCCTAAACTAATTGCAGCAATTGAACTATCACCACCTGATCCAACATTTTTGGGGATCCGATCAACTCTTATAACTTTTAAACGTTGTAGTTTAGCCTCATACTGCTTTATTTCTAATAAAATAGTCGGAGATGGTTGTAATTGATTATCAACCTGTAAATCATAGCTTAATTGATAAGATAAATAATCTTGTAAAAAACCTTCAACATCTGACAAATCAGTTTCAAGCGTTGCCTCAGCAAGACTTTTATAACCAGATAAAAAAATCGTATAATCTTCATTCGGATTAAAAAAAACTTTAAGAGTGATTCCGGACGGTGTTCTTTTTTGATAACCTGTATATGGTATGCCAGTACTATTTGTAATAACAGCATTATCTAGAAAGGTATTATAATCTAAAAGAGTAATTGGCAGCTTCACTTCACCTTGCAAATATTGAGCTTTCAGAAGTTTTGACCATCCTGATAATTCAAGGTCAGTTACTCCAGCAGGTAGCGTAGTAGTTTCCTCTGTAATTAAAGGAATTTCCCAACCATCAATACTTATTTTTCTGACGCGTCGATTGAATAATCGTAATCCGCTATTGAGTTGAGTTGCACTTGCGTTTTCACCTTCTTCGGCGATTATTTGTGCATCTCTATATGCTTGCTGTATTAATAAACGTACTTGCATATTATATGGTCGAAAAAAGGAGAAACCAATAGGCTCCCCCTTTCCTCATTCCTCTAGTTTAGTTTAATGGGAATAACAATCTAGCTGCGCCTTCTGGAGCACCTGCCGCGCCAGTATAGGAGTCATGCACAAATTGTTTCAAACCACTACCAATCCCAGCCGTACCGTAGTATGCACGTAATGTACACCCTGAAAGTTCATCACGCATTGAAGAACTCGGGAACGGTTCAGTATCAGGTAAATCAGGAGACATAAAGTACATGTAATCACCAAAGTACAATAAACCTGCTCTATGTGATTTTGCAATTCTCATAGTATCAGTTCCAGCTACTATATCCCGATTCAGATTTTGATAAGGATTTGTGGCAGTACCATCATAGATAAGAGCTGGCGCAATAGTGATAGTTAAATCGCCACTACCATCAACAGTTCCACCTGTAATCACGCGACCTTGCACATGGCTTTCAGATAAAGCATAACCAGTAAAGGTTAAAAACCTCAAAGGATCAGCCGTATTCAAAACACCAATGTCGATCATATCATCAGCAACGATAGTAGTACCTACTGTCATATTTTCAAGAACGACAACACTTGTGTTGTCAGCCTCAAGACCACCAGATGCAGCAGCATTAGGAGTGACAGAAACAATATCATAACCCGTTGATGTATTAATCGCATCATTTGCAGCCGTACCAGCAGTATGAACAGGGAGTAATGAACTCTTCATAAACATAGTATCTTCAACACCGCCGAGCATACCGATTTCGCCTTTAAGCGAAAGCTCATCATTCCGTTTATTTACGAATTGCTGGTAAGCGGTTTGTAAAATGCGAGAAGAAGCAACATAAGGTACGACAAAATAAGCCATACCACCTGCGGGAGAGCCAAAACCCTGAAATCTATTAACAGCCTCGTCAACTTCTCCAACTGTCTGAAGTTGGTCACTAGTCACGGAAACATCACCAAAGAACCTATAGCCAGCCGTTGCAATAGATAAGATGTTATCTTGCTCAATTGCGGAAGCAACTTCATTGATAGCCCCCTTAGTATTTTTTGTGACAATTCCAGGCGCACTATAAACCGCGCTTTCGACGTCTTCAATCATAAATGGATTTGATTTCTGCTTGTTGACAGTAATTGAAAATTGACGCTCTGCAAATGAACCTTCAGTGGTCGCATCAAAAGGAATAGAATTGATATTGCGTGACCGAGTCGGCAAAGGCAAAAGAGTAGTAGCACCACGCGCACCACGCTTTAAAGCAACTTTATAATCTGAGTACTCTTTTGACATTGTACGGGTAACGCCAAAACTATTAGAAAGAAGGGGGAGC